GCTTATTTCACAATCTATCCTGACGGACCAGAATTTCGTAAAGTGTGCGCCCTTGGAACTTATGGCGATGATGCTAAGAGCTCAGTCAAGGTTGGGTATGATGACTTCAACCATATCTCGTTGGCCAATTTTCTCGCCGATCATGATATGAAGTTTACCATGCCTGACAAGGAGTCTGAACCAACTCCCTACATGAGTGATGAAGATGCTGATTTCCTTAAAAGAAAGAACGTCTTCCACCCAGATCTTGGTCTCACTGTTGGTGCTCTCGATGAATCTTCGATATTCAAGAGTTTGCACTCAGTGTTGAAATCCAAGGCAGTAACCCCTGAACAACAATGTATGTCAAACATTGATGGGGCGCTGCGGGACTGGTTCAACTATGGCAGAGAGAAGTATGAGGAGCGACGATCGCAAATGCGTGAAGTTGCTACTCGTTGTAACATCTCTCATGGATGTCAAATGTTGAGCGTGAGCTATGATGAATATCTAGCACACTGGCGCGAAACATATGATTGCCAAATGGGCCCTCTTGCGGAACAACGTGCAATGAACGTTGATTCTCCAATCGAGCAAAATTACCCAATCCAAGCCTCCGATTCCACACCTTTGTGGTATATCGTGGGCAATCGCAGAGCTATGCGTCTGTTTTGGGCTTCTCGAAAGCCTGACGCTGCTCCACAAGCTTAAGCTTGTACCCGTCTTGGGAAGACTATAAAAGCATCCCTCTGGCCGCATGTTCTCGTGGCCAAACGTTAAAGAAGATCTATGTGTATATGGATACCAGTTTCTCTACGTATGTCGTGAACCGTGAATGTATATTGTAAATTAGGCTTTGCACATATTGGCATGACCCTTGTGTCATACCCCTATTGAGGGGAGGATGTAGCCGCATCCCAAATCACCGTTCCGCTGCGGCTCTTTGATCGGAGAGTTCGTATTGTGTATAAATCGATTACTTCTAAATTTAATGTAAAAATAAATAGAGATAGTGACAATACTAGTCACGAAATCCTGTCGTTCGCAGATCAAAATGCGGGTTACAGCTACGAAGTGGGTTCAGAGATGGATTCTACTTTTGGTCAAGCAGACATGGACGATTCGTCGCTCCAAAACTTCTTCTCACGTCCAATCAAGACCCATAGTTATGGTTGGGGTACGGGTACGAATTTATTCGAGACCTTTAACCCTTGGCAAGACTTTTGGGAAAATGAGCGGGTGATTAACAGGATAACAAATTATAACCTGTTGAGATGCAAGATGCATGTTCGATTTATTCTTAATGGAAATGGATTCCATTATGGTCGAGCAATTGCTTCCTATGTCCCACTTGACAACAATGACGCCTTCACAAAGGATCGGGCGTTTTTCATTGAAGATGTTGTTGCAGCTAGTCAACGGCCGCACATCTATCTAGATCCTACAAAATCACAAGGAGGAGACCTAGTCCTTCCTTTCGTCTTTCCAGAGAATGCAATGGATGTGCCAGACCAAGATTGGCGCAACATGGGTGATATAATCATTCATGGAATGCAACCTCTGAAGCATGCAAATGGTGCTACTGATTCCGTAACGGTATCAATATTTGTATGGGCTACAGACGTCGTGATGTCGACACCCACAGCCAATGAACCTGGTGCGCTTGAACCGCAGGCAGGTGCTTTGGATGAGTATGGTTCTGGAGTTATTTCCAAACCAGCTGGGGTGATCGCAAGGGCAGCGGGAGCGTTGTCCAAGATTCCTATCTTGAATCCATATGCTCGTGCAACAGAACTTGCAGCTACTGCTGTAGGCAATATTGCTAAGCTCTTTGGATACTCCCGTCCCAACAACCTTGATGAAATTAAGCCATTCAAACCAACGTATGTCGGAAATCTTGCCAACACCAACGCACAGGATTCAGCTACTAAGCTTACCTTTGATGCGAAACAGGAATTGACAATTGACACCCGTACTTTTGGTCTGGATGGAACAGATGAGATGGCAATTAGCGCCATAGCAAGCCGAGAAAGTTTTCT